GGTCCTGTAGGTCCTTGAGGACCTTGAGCGCCTTGAGCACCGACTTCACCTTTTTGTCCCTTGGCTCCATCAATACCTTTCTGACCCTTGTCGCCTTGAGGACCTGTAGGACCTTCAGCACCTGTTTGACCTTTTTGACCTAATTCACCTTTCTGGCCCTTGGCTCCTTCTTCACCCTTAACACCTTTGTCTCCAGTGATTCCTTTATCTCCGGTGGTACCTTTTTCTCCCTGATCACCCTTAACGCCTATCTCACCCTTGGCTCCTATCTCTCCTTTGGTTCCCTTATCTCCGGTAATACCTTTGTCTCCGGTCTCACCTTTAGTTCCTTTATCTCCCTGTTGTCCTTTATCTCCGGTGGTACCCTTCTCTCCTTGTTGACCCTTGCTTCCTTTTAAACCAATCTCACCTTTCTGACCCTTATCGCCTTGAGCGCCTTGAGCGCCCTTCTGGCCCTCGACTCCCTTCTGGCCTTTTGATCCTGTATCTCCTTTAACACCCTGGTCGCCTTTTGTTCCTTTGTCACCACGAACACCTTTGGCACCAGTAGGACCCTGTGCGCCCGTGACACCCTTCTGACCTTTATCTCCAGTGTCACCTTTACTTCCCTGGGCGCCAGTGGTTCCCTTCTGACCTTTGGTACCGTCTTGTCCTTTCTGACCCTTCGTTCCTGTTTGACCCTTCTGACCTTTTGAACCAGCACTACCTTTAGCGCCTTTGTCTCCTTTAGCGCCAGGTAATTGTTTAAGGGCACCTGTAGTTATCTCAACATTTGTTGAAGGAGGTACTGTTAAATCAAAGACAAGACCCGACCCCGCTGTTATTTCAACAGAGGTATCTCCAGGTCTAATGATTTCAATATCTATTCCCTTCTCGGCCATTACTGCACTATATCTTGTACTACATCAAAGGTTCCGTATAGCCACGTTTCAACAGTGCTATCAGAAATAAGTGTAGCCTGTAATCCATAAACGTATGTTCCTGCGTCAACCTGCATGTTAGTAGAAGATATAGTTACAGTCAATACACCTGCAGCAGTTCCAGAAATATTAATATTAGAACTTGTAATAATAAGAGGTCCATTATCGTATTCACGAACCTCCATTTTGTAAGTATATAAAGTAAGGTCTATCGCTGTTCCGTCTGAGTCTTTTACGTTTGATGTCAAAACAAAAGTATCACCACGACGAGCACAGATGTTTACTTGTGCTGCGCTGTTTAAGTCTACGTTAGAGGGGTTGCTGCAACCACAAGCCCCAGATCCACAAGATGAGCATCCCATTTTTTATGATATTGTTAGGTTAGTTACTATGTCTTCTTCAAGCGATGGTCGCTGTCCTTGACGTTGAGCAATTAGTTTGCTTTGTGCCAACGCTTGTTTATCTATTCTTTGGTCTTTGCGCTTCTCTGATTCAGCATCTGCCATCATGCGGTTACCGCTTTCTATCTGTTGCTCAACTACACCGTACTCTCCTTTCATCTTCTCGATTTGGATTTTGTACTGGTACTCGAGTTCAATTAACTGGGCTTTGACTTGTGCTTCCAACTGCATGCGCTGTGCTTCTATCTGCGCATCCATTTGTTTCTTTTGCATCTCCATCTGCGCTGCCATCTGGGTCTGCTGAGCATTTACCTCCGCTGTTGTTTGTGCTTGCTGCTGGGCTTGTTCTTGCTGTTGCTTGATTCTTTTCTTTCTGCGAACAACCAAGAGTCTCTCAGCCTGCTCAACGTCTTTGATTTGACGAATGGCAATCGCATCTTCAAGATCAATTTCTCTTTGCCCAAGTGCAATCTGAATGTTTTGTTCAAGATATTGTTTGTCTGAATCATTCATCTCAGTCACAACCATGACACCAAAGTTATACATAGCCAGATTGTCGAATGAACTTAGAACAGCCATGTTGGTTTCACCAACCGCGTTCGTATAAACTTTATAAAGGATACTCTCTGGCGGAATAACCTGTAGACAGCGTACAATATCATCACATACTTTTTTGTACAGAACCATAGCAGCATTCGTTATATCGAATATCGCATTGTTACCCGCAGCCATCGCCATCTGGTTTACACCTACGAGTGCTTCGCCTTTTGGTGTAGAGCCGTCCATCACCTCGTTGATGCCTGTAGCATCTCTAATCATTCCGAGGTAGTGGTTGTATAGCGCTACCAGTTCCTGAATGTTTCGGATACGGTTTCCGATTTCCCGAACAGGTGGGTTTTGGAATCCTCCTTCTGGATTCTTACTGCGGTAATAGAACACACCAGTTTGTTCGTAGATGTCCTGGATTTCTAATGGCTGTAGTTCTCCACCACGTCCAAGTTGTACGTTCTCTAATCCTTCAATATCAATGATGAGGCCATCTGGTTTTGCTTTAGCAATAGACTGTTGAAGTTTCAGGTGTGTGATCTGGAGCATGTCAGCAAATCCGATAACAGAGGATACCATCGACTTAGGTATCATTCCACGGATATTGGTTGCGACAATACTGTATGATAAACGTGCACGTGAAATGTCGTGTACGTTCTTAGGGATATTCTTTTTAGGCCCGTAGTTAAAGATGTGCTCTGTGCCTGTGATGTAGGAACCGCCGTACACGGTTGAGTTCTTCATGTACACTGCCTCTCTGTTATATACAGATTGCTGAGGTGCATTGTACTCATTACCCTTGTAGTAAAAACCAATGTTGCCGTATGCTGACTCTTTCTTCTCATAGATGATATCATCAACAGACATGTATTCAAAGTCGAGGATTTCAATCTTGTACTCGTCGTATCCTTGACGATACCTGGTTCCCGGTCTATCGTAAGTATACCCGGTAGTAGAGAATTGTGTAGGGTTGTTACCGTACTTATTCATCACTGTCTTGGCAATCTCCTCATACTGCGTTTCAGTGAACTGATCACCAGCAATACGCTTCAAGTCCATAATAGTGACGTACTTAAAGTGACCAGCGTAGGTTAGTTCCTTGAAGTTAGGGTCATCCGTATAGTTGTGAATAAACTTCTTTGGGTCTACATACTCTTCATTGATTCCGTAGTTAGGGTCGTTGCTTCGTTTAGCAACACCCATACCAAGAGTAGCCAAGTCTTCGACACAGCGACGGTAGATAGATTGATTGAAGTCATTCCACTTCAATGTCATCTCAGTAGCAAGTTGTGCAGAGATTTCTGCGTCCGTCTTTATGTTGGTGTCCAGGAATATCTCAGTCTCCTCTGGGGTTTCTGGAAGTTGTGATGGGTCTTGTTTTACATTGAGGCCAAGAGACTTAGCCTCTTCAATCATTTCGCGATTCTCAATACGTAATACAGTAGCATTCTTTTTCTTGTCCTTCTCTGTTTTAGAGAGCGGGTCAATAGCCTCAATCTGTGGGTACGGTTCTTTAGATAGAATCTTGTTTACAACAATCTTTACAAACTTAGGAACAATGGGCACTGGCGTGTAGTCCAGTGTCATTAGTGTTCCGTCCCCGTTGTTGTTATCAAGGGAGTTTAATATTTGTCTATAGATTGATGTGTCCTGCGTTCCTTGTGCGTAATCTCTACAGCGCTCGAACTCGCTGTTTCTTCTCCCATACAGGGAGTTCTGGTAGTCACTACCAATCCATTGAGCAAACATGGCCTTCGCATACGATAAGCCATATTCTTTAGACATCTTCTCCTGTACCGGCGCTAATGGATCAGGAAAGGATGACTGTCCGTTTTTGTATTCGTTATCCATACTCAAGATTGCTACTCATGCAAATATACCTCTTATTATCTTCGTATAATTATCTGACCTTTACGCAGGAACTGCTTGCCTGTGAAATCACTTTTTGGTTTTTCTGGCTTGTGTCCTTGCGCTGCAAGAAGTGCTAATCCACTTGATATAGAAAGGTCATATTTTGTACGATCGTCTATCTTGAAATTAATCCAATCCTCGAGGGTCCTTTCAAAGTACATCTTACCAAACTCAAGCGTCTCTTCATTGAGACCTATGTGTGCATGTATATATGATTCAATAGCCTGTGCGTGTGCCTGGATAACATCCTGTGAGTTAGATGGTATGCCTTTGGTCTTAGTCTTGCTTCCGTAACTTGACGTAAGATGAGCGGGTCTATCTGATAAGAAATGGTCATAACCCCTTGATTCAAAGTATCTTGCAATTCCGTATTTGTTATTCTCAATCAATACAGGGTAGCCATAAAACTTAGCAGCCATCAATATGTCTTCGTAGAATATCTTAGCCAGAGGTGGGCGTGACGCATACTCCGCCACGAACATATTAGAGGGATGAGTCATGTTGAATTTATTAAAGAAGTGACAAGCGCCCTTAGAGCCTCGACCGTCTACAGTGGCGTCAATGTCATAACTATCGACACCAGCGCAGCCCAGCCAGTTATTCTCTGGTTTAGTCTTGTTTCTTAAATCTACTGGCGGCATCCATGCTACCCTCCATCTCCCATTTGGATCTGGACTAAACATAACCTCGCTGTCTTGCACTCCGTTTGCCCAATTGAAATTACCTACAACAACTGGTGATGGAAACAGGTCTTGATTGTATTCTATCTGCTCGTATATCTTCTGTACATTAAACAGAGAAGCCTTGGCGCTATCTCTAAATGCTTCAGCCTCAGTGAATGGGAACTGTCTAATTACTTCATTGAGTTCGTAAGAATCTCCTGCCAGCCCTTTTCTTTCGTTTTTTAAGTAGGTCTTTGCACCTATGTTTATATACTCACCCTCGATTCCTATGATTGGTTTCTCTGGATCATCTACTACAGGCATACCGTACATATCAAAGAAGCCCTCCAGTGCATCGTGCGATGGTATAAAACATCCGTATAGACCCGTCTTCGTTCTTCCGTTTGCGTTTCTTTCATTAACATCGCTTGAGTAATACATCTCCCGGTACTGAGTGCCTCCTCGGTCCAATGGGTTCACTGTGCTACCTACCAATGCTTTGCCTACAATTTTTCTACCTACCAACAAACAAGTGCGCTGTATCCTCCATGCTTCTCGTATATCATTACCCTTCTCCCATTTACCTGCCTCATCCAGATACAGGATGTGTAGTTTCTCACCATCATATGCGTTGTTCGTGGTGTTCTTCCAGTTAATAATTGTGTTAAGCGCCTCTCCTCTGGAAGAAGTTTTGTTCTTCTTAGTAATGCGCTTTGAAGGCTCTCTAAAAGCAAGTTCCATCCTGGGGTTGGTAGTACCATCTTGAATAGGTTTAAAGAAGAAAGGTAGTGACTTATAGATGGGCACCACCTTCTTCATGAATATATTCTCCTGCGCATCTGATCCTGTCTTAGACATGATGCCCAGTAGTTTCTCCTTAACCTGCGTACCCTCGTTCACCAGGATAGCCGCCGACATGTTAGTGTATCCGGATCGACGACACTTTACATATATCTGCCCGATACAGCGTGGGTCTGCTACGCAGGCCTCAAGGTGTATGAATAGTTCCCTTTGAAAGTCGAGGTATAATGGGTATCCAATATCAATCTTACACCACTGTAGGAAAAAGTAGTGGTTTCCTGTGATATAGGTAGGTACCCCGTTGTTATAGAACCATACTCCATTTCTTCTTCTTTTATATTCTTGGCTAATGTATCGGGTGTGTTTCTTCCGGAATACTTCTGGCATTTCCATCCACTCCCCCATGGATCGTGACTGGGAAAC